AACGTTTTTTGTTATGATTTTCTTTTGTTCTTTATATAAGCTAGGTATAATATCTTGAATTATTTTTTCAGATTCTAAGCATAATAAATACATTGCTTTAATAAAAGTCTGTGCAGATTCTTTTCTATGTACACTAGAGATTGTAGGATATGGCCTCCTCATATGCGGTTTAGGTGGGATGCTACCTATAATTGTAGAATATTGCAACACCTCTTTGTCTTTATTGCCATCAGCGAAACCAGAGGAACGCTTCATGGTTGATTTAGGAACCCTTTTGCTTCTTAATTCATTATCAGCTATGTCAGCAAGCTGTGCGGCTTTTTTGTATTTTTTAGAAAGGTCAGCTATAAAGAAACCTACAGGCTCGTCATCTAAATAAAAAATAGTATCTTCTTTAACATTCGGTTCTATATTGCCACAATTATCACCAACTTTTACGTCGTGTTTTCTGTGTTTTAAATCTAATCTTTTCATTTGCTCATAAAAATGTTCATTGCCATTGGAAACCAATTTGGCCCCCACAATATAAAGTTTTTATTTTTCAAAATATTATTTTCAGTAATTTTATTGTAATTGATTGATTGTATTTTGATTGCGTTTCTAAGTTTGTCAATATCTCTATCAACATCAAAACTCCATTCAAAAACAAATTTTTTAAAATCAGTAACAATTTTCTGTAAAATTAAAATTTCAGCACCTTCAATGTCCATTTTACAACAATCATATTTCTTTTGCACGGAATCAAAATTTACACAATCTACCTTAATTCCTTTATTGTTCCATTTTTTAACTATTGAATTTCTCCAAACTTGATTTTCATTCCCAATAAAAAGGTAACATTTTTTTACATCATTATGAACAAGGGCCTTTTGATAAATGTTAGCATCATAGTTATTTAATTTTAAATTTTTCTCAATGATTTTACAGTTGTATGGGTCTGGTTCATAGATGTCAACTTTAGCACCTTTACTCAAACAAAGTAAAGCAAAAGCACCTACGTTGCCACCGCAGTCAATCCAATATTCGTCATTATTTATTTGAAAATCTTTTTTTTGATAAATGTCCCTACCAATGACTTCTTCAAAAGTTCTTTTATCTGAAAATCCATCACGATAAAAAAACTTAATTCCGTTAATTTCATCCCTTATCAACCTCATTTTTTTTGTTGGATAATAACTCAATGATTAATTTTCCCAAATCGAATTCTTTTTCTCTAAAAAACTTAATTAAGTTAAAAGCGGTCTCATAATCGTCATTATCAAAAGGTATTTGTATAGCTTTTTTAACATTGCTCTGCATCTCTGAAAGTTGTTCAGAGAGGTCCTCATCATCTAAAAGTGAGTAATCTGGTTCATCCTCATAAAATGGAACCTGCATACCCCAATCATTAAGCTCATCTGTTTCCCATTCATTGGATAAAGTGTCCCAGTCCCATTCACCAAAAGATAGATTGTCTTTGATAATAAACTCTTTTTTTTGCTCATCGGTCCAATCATGAGCAACATCTACATAAACAAATTCTAGACCAGCAGCCTTTAAAGCTTTAAGTCTCATGTTGCCACCTAGAACTGTGTTATTCTCATCTACAATCAGAGGCCTTTTTTCTAACATCTCAGGAAAATCCTGAATTGACTTTACTAAATTTTTAAATTTAAAGTCACTTATAACCCTCGGGTTGGAAGTGTTTTCTTTAATTTCTTCTATTTTAACTAATTTTTTTGTATTCATTTAACAATATTTTTTAACAATATTACTGTATTTAATATTTTTTCCCTCTATTTTATGTTTAAAAAAAAAATACAAGTACCATAATTCTTTTAATTGTTTTTCAACTTCTGGCTCATTTCTATTATATTCATCATCAACAGGAAATAATGAAGCGAGTGCATAAATCATTCTGAATGTTTTATAATCATCATCTATGTTGTATAAATCTTCCCTTGCTTTCGTTTTGTTTTTTGTGATAAAGGTTTGGATTTTTCTTAATAAAATTTTTTTATTTTTCCTCACATCCTAAAAGTAGGATAAAATACTTTCTTTTAATAACCTTATTTTGATATTTATATACTTTTATTTTTTTCGTCTGTTTAAGTTGTAAGCTGTTTTCTTTGTCAAATACAATTTTCTTTAAGTTATCAACATCAAAAAAAACCTCTCTACTTTTAGCATTAAACACAGTAAAGAGGTTTATCATTGTTCGACAGCAATTATCTGTCTCCCCGAAAATTTCATTATTATTATCTATATAATAGTATTTAGTCTTTAATTTTTTTCGTTTCTGTAACTTCTTCCTCAACTTCATTTTTCTCTAGTTCTTCTACCTTTGGTGGTTGCACTCCAAATTGCTCTAAAGCCTGTAAAACTAATGAAGATTCTGATAATGTAAAAAGTCCGCTCTTATTTGCCTTCTCGCAAACAGAAACTAATAATTGTGTGGCCTGTTCTCTTGTCATAATTTGTTTATTTATATCTACCTGTTTTTAAATCGTATTGTATGAAACAGCTTCCTAAAGTACCGTTCAAACGTTGGGACTTCATTTTGACTGTTTCGAACTCAACAAATTTAATATGTTTTTCTTGATTTAAAAGTAAAGTGTCAACTAAATCTTTACCCTTGATTTTTTCTGCAACCTCATTATCATCAAGTCTATGCATAATTACCATACAGTCAGTTTTGTTGAAATGCATAGTCCCGCCCGCAAGCGAATAGGAATTGGCTCGAGGCTTGATATTGGCCCTGCTTAAGCTTGGAGTCTTTGGGTGTTCTATATAAGTCATTATACTATCATTATTTTTAGCAAATTGTTTTAAAATTGTTAAAGTAAGCTTTAAGTATTGATACATATTACTCTCTCCTGCATTAGACTCTACCACCCAATTTAATGGGTCAATAATGAAATTATTGAAACCTTTTGCAACATAATCTTCAAATTTATCTACAAGTGAGTTTATTGTAGGCATCTCGTCATTGTTCTCAAGAAATGCAAAATGATTGCTTACGAATTCTAAAGCTTTTTTCATTTCGTCCTCTTTACAGGTGTCACCATATAAAGGATTTACATTTTTACCTAAATAAGCTTGACATAAGTTTAGCACAAGTTCAGCAGTATTTGTTTCCGGTGAGTACATCATAACCTTATCTTTGTAATGAAATGCTCTAAGTATTGATAAATAATTAATAATCTCTGATTTACCGCTTTGGGGATAACCACTAAAGCAATATAAGAATCCTTTTCGCCATCTAAAATTATCATCTAGGCCTTTAATCATAGAACTCTCTCCCATTGGATAACCTTTCTCGTAATAATCAAATAATTTGTCTTTTATATCATCTACAAATACTTCTTTGCAAGCATTTTTATTATAATCTTTTTTTAATATATCATCGAAATCTCTAACCTTTATTCCCATTTTTTAATCTGTTTATTTGTTTTTCTAAATCGGTCACAATATCTAAATATTTTTCTTGCTGAACTTGAATACTATCAGTTATTTTTTCTGCTCCACCACGTAGTGTGTTCATAAAAATTATCAAGTCAACTAGTTTATTTATTGTCAATCTTGATAAATCATAAAATTGTTTATCTAAATCTCTCTGAAACTTCCCTCGGTTGTCAACTGAATCAATCCATTTTTTGGTTATTGGGTCGTTTTCGTAATCTTCAATAAATTTTTTGAGTGTTTCCTTTTTTAAGTGCATATTATTTTTTATTTTTTTTACTAGAAGTTAACTTCCTTAAGAAATTATTATTTTTTTTTAAGAAAAAAATAATAGAAGCTAGAAGAAGTTAGAACAAAATTAAAAATAAATTTAAAAAAAATTTTGATAAATCAAAAAAAGTTTATAGTTTTGTTCTTATGTTGACTACAGAACTTTTAGAAGGACGTCTCAAGGAGATGAAACTCGATAAACAGAAACTAGCTAGCAAGATTGATGTTACGACTATGACTGTTTATAATAAATTCAACAACCCTGATGGATTTAAAATTTCAGAATTAAAAAAACTTACTAAAGTAGGATTTATAAAAAGCTTTATAATAGAGGTCTAATGGATGAGAAACAAAAAATGATTATTAGACAGAGTTCTGTAAAATCTTCAATAGATTATTGGAAGATTAAAACAGAAACAAACGAGCAAGATATTACCATTAATGACATAATAGATACAGCTAGTGAAATAGCTTATTACTGTTATCATGGTAAGAAGTATAACAAAAACAATAAACTTTTAAAATAATGAGCAATACAATATGGTTAGGTAGTGGTTGGACCAAAAAAGGTAAATGGGGTGACTTCTATACTTTATGTTTAGATTTAAACGAATTAGCAAAAAATCCAGACTGCATCCGTAAAGAGGATGACAAAAAGACTTTATGGTTGACTGTTGGTAAGAGAAAAGATAAAGGTAAGGGGGGTCAAGATTTATACATTAAATGGGATAATTTTGAACGAAAGGAAACGGTAAAAGATAGTTCTGATGATATGCCTTTTTAGGTCGTCAGACATTTCATAATTAAGTTAGTTAATTTATGTGCCGGTATCAATAGGTAGTTTGGAAGCACCTTGAAAGCCGGCACTTTTTTGTATATGATAGAAATAGTAAAACACAGTTTAGGATTTTGCGGTGAAACATGGCACCCTAATTTATGGACTATCTTATATAGTTCACCAATCTTATATGGACTTTTCTATTACATCAATCAAGCATTAAAACAAAATGAAAAAAATAAAAGATAGTAACGAACAATACCATTCACAGAACAGCATTTCTGCTAGTGGTCTTAAGACTATCTACAAAAAATCTGTTAATCATTATTTGAAAGAATCTTTTAGAATGACAGATGCAATGAACTTTGGTAGTGCTGTTCATTCTGCAATACTTGAAGATAGTAATGATATTGCAGTAATGCCGGAAGTTAATCTTAGAACAAACAAGGGAAAAAAAATAAAGGAGGATTTCACAAAAGAAAATAAAGGTAAAATAATTATTAGGCAGGAAGAGCAAGCCGCTATAGATAATATTAAATATAATTTCAGTAAACATAGTTTGGCAAAGAATTTAATTGAACGCTTGACTGAAAAGGAAGTTTCTTATTATGGTAAAATTAATGATGTGCCTGTAAGAGTAAGACCGGATGGTATTAAGGAAAATGATTACATTATAGATATCAAAACATCAGCAGATGCTAGCCCTAGATATTTTAAAAGTTCTATATATAACTTTGCTTATCATCTACAGGCCTGCTTCTACTGTGAAGCATTAGGGTTTAACCCTTCAAGATTTAGATTCATAACAATAGAAAATAAATATCCATATTCAGTTGAAGTTTTTGCAATGAGTGATGATATGATTGATTATGGTAAAGATGCTTGGAGAATAGCTTTTGATTGTTGGAAGGAGTATTTAGAATCAAATGATGTTGGAGGATTTTGGTGGGAAAATTATAATAAAGATGGAAGTTTAATTTTATGACAACAACAGACGATTTAAGCAAATATGAAAAAAGACAGTTGTTTGGTGCATACCAAACAAACAAGATTGTAAGAGCAAAAATTGATGCACTTATGCACAAATGTCAGATTATAGAATGTAATCTAGGTATCGACAGTACAGATGAAGAAATAGAAAATGCAAAGGGCCAACAATTAGTTTATCTAAGTAAGATAAAAGAACTTGACCCTTTAAAATATGATGTATTAAAAAAAGTGATATGACAGAAAAAGAATTTGATAAATTAGTAAGACAATTAAATAACTATGCTGAGGAAATTAGATTATCCAAAAGACCGGAATATACATTAGAAAATTCTGATGTCTTAACCAATTTTAGAAATACAGCAGAAAGGTTAGGCATTTCAGAATTAAAATGCTTTGGAGTTTTTTTTGATAAACAGTTACAATCAATTTTTTCTCACATTTGAAAAAATCAGAGCCTATTCATTCTAGGTTTGCAGATATAATTAATTATTGTTATCTGGGTTATGCTCTGTTTGTAGAAAGAGATGGGCAAAAAAAGAATAATTAAATTAGTTGCGATTGTACTTGTAAGTATATTATCTTTATTATATGTCAGGGAGAACGTCAAGAAAGCGTGGCCACGATTACGAAAGACAAATACGGAGAGAATATAGAGAACTCGGTTGGTCTAATTGTGAAACCTCTAGGTACGCATCAAAGATGATGGATGATAGAAAGATTGATTTAGTAAACACTAAACCGTTTGCAGTTCAATGCAAATCATTAATTAATAATCCATCTTACCATAAGATATTC